GACTATTATGAAATTGTATTTCAGAATGTTAATGGTCACGCACAATTATATTATGAAGCTGCAAGTGGTAATATACCAGCAACACCATCAATCATAACAACTGTAAAACAAGTTAGATAATGGATTTAGAATCAATAGCACCTATACTAGAAGATATTATAAGACAATCTTTATATGAGAAACGATACCCATTTGGGTTCGCTAATTATAGAGGTGTAGGTAATAAAGTTGCTTCAGGAACATTAGCAAGAAGTGTTGAAGTAGATGTTGGTAAAAGAAAATCTCCACATGGAAATTATGAGACTTATTATTTTCAAGTTTTAATGGAACAATATTATCAATTTGTTCAATCAGGTAGAAGACCTGGTAAGGGGTTTGTACCAGTTGGTTCACTAATTAAATGGATTAAAGATAGAGGATTGAAAGGTAGAGATAAAAAGGGTAGATACATGACGGATAAAAGTTTTGCATTTGCAATACAAACTAACATAAAAAAGTTTGGAATTAGACCGTCAAACTTTATAGATGTATCATTGGAGAAAGTATTGAATGACCCAAGAATAGTAGAATTAATGGGAGATGCTTCCTATGAAGATTTAATAAACGTAATAGAAGGAATATAAAATAAAAATTATGGGATTTGGTTATCAGAGTTTATATAGTAATGGATTAAATTCCAATACACAATTAAGAAGATCAACAGACATGATTTATCAACGTGGAGGAACCTATGAGGTTGTCTTAACAGGTACGTCATATGAGTCATCATTAGAATTGAATGTGGATTTATTTTCTGACGATGCAAAAGTTGGAAAAATGTCTATTGTTCCATATAATGTGGGACAATCAGGTAATACATATACCTATAAGTTTAATATTAGACCATACGATTACTTATCAAACTTTGTTAAATCAGAACATTATACCAATTATTATCTAAACAATTGGTATTCAACGAATGAAAAGATTAATTTAAATAACCCATATCCAAACTCAATTAAGGGTAATGTTAAATATGGGTATAGCTATACAAATGGTACAACGCAATTTTTTGAACCATTAACAGGTTCAACACCTACATCCACGTTTCAAGGTATAAATAATGATTTTAACCATTATACAAGTATACCATATTGTGCAACGAGTACAGGGTTTACCGCTAGTGGATTTACAAACACAGGTAATTACTTTAACTATGTTGGTGGATCTTTCCAAATGGGTACAGATAAGTTTCTATTATCAAACTTTGACCAAGAATTAGGTACTGTAATGGGTACAGGATTCACAATCAATACAGTTGATAGTTACAGATTATTATCACCAATGTCTCAATATTTATTTGATTATCCAACGGTACCTGAAATGAGTACAACATCAAGATTTTTAACTGATGCACCTCGTATTATGTATATACAACCTGATGAAAATTATGTATTATATTACTTAAACGGACAGACAGGAGATAGACAAGTAATAGAAGCAGATTATATGGTAGTTGAATTTTTTGATGAAAATAATAACAGATTAACAGCATATAATCAACAAATCAATTTTAGTGGTACAACATTTGCGTCACCAACAGGTAATACAGATACATTAAGAATATTTGCACTACCATGTGGTCCAAAAGATATTACAAACATATTTGGTACTTTTGATTTTTCACTTTTTGCTTATTACACTGTACAGATATATTATTCATATCCAACAAATATGAATACTGAAAGAGTTAATATAGGACCTGTTGGACCGTCATCTGAATGTTTCTACTTTTATCTATATGATAACTGTGAACCTGAGGACACACGACTTGCATGGTTAAATGAAAGAGGTGGATATGACTATTATACATTTACATCATATAGACAAGATACGAAGAAGATAAGTAGACAGAGTTATGACAATAGATATTATTCAACATCTCAACAATCACCTGATAGAAATGTAGGTAGAACCGTTAAGACGTTTGATACAAATGTACAGAGAGAGTTTGTGATAGAGAGTGATTATTTGAATGTACAATATGGTAATTGGTTAGAACAATTATTTATGTCACCACAGGTATATGAAATGAAAGAAGATTATATATCACCATTGGATAGACAAGATTATATATATAAAGATTTAAGACCTATACAGATATTATCAACAGAGGTAGAGACAATAACAAAAAAACACCAAAAATTAAACAAGTATAGAATAACTTGTAAGTACGCAGATGGGTACTTTGTAAGTAAAGGTTTCTAATATGGCACAACAACAACAAACAGTATTAAGAGTACAAACAAACATACCATCAGGTATTGAAGTTACAGGTTCCACATCGTTATCTGTAGTTTCAACTAGTGGTCTTACATATGGAGGTAGTGGTACGGAAACATCACCATACACTGGTGTAACTAACGCAAATATTTGGCAGTTTTCAACAATAGTTAGTGGTGGAACAGGAACCTTTTATTATAATGTTGATATGAGTGCATATTCTGGTTCTATTAGTACGATATATCAATCTTATAGATTTAGTATAATCGTTACAAAACCCGATGGTACCATACAAGGTATGGGTGGATTTAATGAATATGGTCAATCTGATTTAGTTAATATATTTAAGGTTTATGATGGTGACCAATTGTATATAAATGCTGGTATATCTATACCAACAGGTGCAACATTTAATTTCTATCTTACACCCGATGAAGAAACAGAATTTAGTGAAGTATTAAGTTATGACACTTTAGATTTATATACAGATATACCACTTAAATTAAACAAATCATTTGCTGAACTTCAGGATATTGGTAAAAGAAACTCTGACTATTCTGTTGGGTTAGCTTTACCTGGTTCAAAGAAGAACAATGCTTTCTTTGAGAGTTATTTTAATGTGGATACAAATTCATTATACTTTGATGTAACGAGACGTGTTAACATAGATGTACTAATGAATGACCAGAAGTATTTCACGGGTTATATGAGGTTAAATAAGGTATCTGTACTTGATTCAAAGGTTGAGTATGATGTGACTTTATATTCAACAGTAGCGGACCTATATGGTCAAATGGGAAACAACCTATTAAAGGACTTGGATTTTAATGATATGGATTGGCATTTCAATCACTATTTCAATGTGTATAATGTCGCATCCACTTGGTCACAAAATACTATACAGAATGGTAGAGTTATACCATCATTATGGATGTATCCTATTGTTCATAGTGGATATGAATACACTGGTAACACAGTAAATTTAAGTGGTGGTACAGTAACAAATCAAACTAGATTATATACATCAACAAATGAAATTGGTACATACGCAACATATGCGGCATACGCTAGTGCAAATGGTTTAAGTGCAGATTATAGAATTAACTCACCATTAAATCCAATATTAGACAATCAATTAAAACCATCACTTAACATGTATGCGTTGATTAATTTGATGTTTAAAAACTATGGATATACAATTAAATCAAGTTTCTTTGAAAGTCCTTGGTTTAAGTTATTATACATGTATGGTTACTATTCATTTGATGGTACTAAATTCGGTTATAGAACACCAGTACCACAGACAATACCATTAGAAGGTGTTGATATATTATTGATAGAAACATTTGTTGACGATACTATAACTTGTTTAGGTAGTCCTAATATTAGAACAACAAGAACATATACAATATATGTTGTCAAGAAAGGTACAGGTATACCAGCATTATCAGCTAACCAAATTAATGTTGGATTAGATTTTGAACTATTTCCTTGTTATGGTGGTTCAACTCCATATACAGTAAATTTAACAATTCCACCAAATACAACAGGAACAACTTATTCTTGGATAAGTAATCAATTCGTAGATTGTGGTGGAGGTAGTTGTGTATTAGAACTTATACAAAATTTTGGTGTTAACTTATCTCAAACAAATGTTGGAGTATCTTCTGCGCCATTAGCTTACACACCATTACCTCCTAATACAAACGTTCTATTCACAGAAGGTACGTATGTAGATTTTAGTTTGGTAATAGATACTAACATTAAACAGATTGATATTATTAGTTCAATTGCTAAAAAATTTAACCTTGTTCTTATTCCTGACCCTGATGTTCCAAATCAATTAATTATAGAACCATATGATTATTATATTGGTACAGGTGTTATATATGATTGGACAGATAAGTTATCTTTTGATAAAGGATTTACGGTACAACCAGCACTTAACTTTATTGAGAGTGAATTAATTCTTACAGATCAAGAAGATGGTGATGAGGCGAACAAGACATATAAAGATAGAAACAAATTAATATACGGACAGAATATTGTCTATAACCCAACAGATTTTAAATCACAAACAAAAAAGATTGATACAATCTTTTCACCTGAAGTAATTCGTAAGTGGGATGATAACATAGGTATACCATTAGGTATTAACTATGCTGCATCTTCAAATCCTGAAACTTCAGGTGCTTCAGAAACTATTAGATGGAAATATACAGGTCTTAAACAAAAACCAAGACTGATTTATAATCTTGGGAACTTATCTCCATTTTTAGATACGGTTGGTGAGAGTTTTAACTTTGTTAGTGCGTTTAGAATTAACAATATGTTTTTTAGAATACAACCATCAACAGGTGTGAATCCTGGTTCACCTGGTCCTGATGGTAATACATACGCAATAGGTTCACTTGTTAATCCTGTGATAAGTCACACAATGCCTTATGGTAATCCTGACAGTAATAAGATTAATAATGATAGTATATGTATTTTATTTAACTCACAGGAACCTGATGATATTGGTTTAGGTATTCCTACGTTCAACGCATATACTGACCAAGACTCATATGATTTATTCTATTCAAATAGAGTAGATAATTTATATAATAAAAATACAAGATTTTTAACAGGTAAGTTTAATTTAAAACTATCTGATATTCAAAACTTAAGGTCAAATGATTTAATTAAAATACAAGAACAATATTTTTATATTAATAAGTTGGAAGGATTTGATTTAACTAATCCTGAACTTACAAATGTGGAACTTGTTCAAACAAATAGTAATGTCTCAAAATATCCTACAAGATATTTCAAGTATGTTTATTGTAATCAAGCCGGTATTAAAGTTTATAAATTCAGAACATTCTTTAATCCTGAAGAAAATACTGATGGTAGATTAGCAACAGGTAATGGTGAAGAACTTAATTCAATACGTAGAACATATTACTATTGGTCTATATTTTATGACTACATGGTTGGTGCATTGGGTGGAAGTGTTAGTGGAATTACCTCATCATATAATTATCCTGGTTTTGGTAGTGTATGGTCTTATACAATGAATGAAATTACTGAAGACGAATACAATGACCCAAGTTATTTTTGGTGGTATGAAGATGATAATAATAATTTATTTATTGATAGATTAAGTTTAGAACCATCATTAATTGAAAGTAGTAATTCACAATTAATATGGGTATTTTCAAATGACGGAATTAGTAATAAAGCATTCTTTAATGTGGCAGTTGATTGTTCAACTTTCTCAGGATATTGTGCTTCTAATGGTGTAACATTGTCACCAGCACCAGGTTCAACACCTGTCTCACCATATACAACAGGAACAACCTTAAACATAACAGATACAGGATGGTTAAAATATGATACGGCAGCAGGTACAGTATATAAACAATTCACATCATTAGGTGTACAAACTATAACTGATTGTGCTGATTGTTCAACAATAAGGTATGGATACCCATTTGCTGATTTAGCGGATTGGAATAATGTAATTTGCGGTAGTCCGTGTTAAATAAAATATATAAATATTTATGAGAGGTAGTATACTTTTAACATTTAATGAGGAGATTGACAATTTAGGAATTGATAATATAATTATCAATGTCGCAGGACAGGAAAGATATATTAGATATATTGATAGTGATACAATTTATACAACACTTGTAAACACTGGTGATGTAGTATCAATAACAATTAATTTCTTACCATCACTTTTAAATAAACAAATATCAACAACAAGAAGAGATTATACAACTGATGACCAAAGTGGTGATAATGGTATAAGAGATACTTTTATATCAACTATTTCAGGTACATTAAGTCCAATTAATTTAACTTTTACCGCAACAACTGTAGCTGATGCTTATAATTATGAATATAGAGTTGATGCATCAACAAATGGTTTAGCTTATAATCTTATGACAGAAGATAGTGAAGATATATTAACAGAAAATAATTTGAATATAATAATACAACAAAATTTAGTTTAAAACATGTCACAAGTAAAAATATCAGGTCTACCACTCTATACAGGAAATACAACAGGTGTATATTTGGTAATGAATAATAGTGGTGAAACAACCACTTTTAAAGTAACAAAAGAAACATTAATTGGTTCTTCAGGAACATCAGGTACGTCAGGTTCTAATGGAACCAATGGTTCATCAGGAACATCAGGTTCTAACGGATCTTCAGGAACTAGTGGTAGTAATGGAACAAACGGTAGTTCAGGTTCATCAGGTACATCTGGTAGTAATGGAACAAATGGTTCATCAGGAACATCAGGTTCTAATGGAACAAATGGAAGTTCAGGTACATCAGGTTCTAATGGAACAAATGGAAGTTCAGGTACATCTGGTTCTAATGGAACAAATGGAAGTAGTGGAACATCAGGTTCTAATGGAACAAATGGTTCTTCAGGAACAAGTGGTAGTAATGGAAGTAGTGGAACATCAGGTTCTAATGGAACAAATGGTTCTTCAGGAACAAGTGGTAGTAATGGAAGTAGTGGAACATCAGGTTCTAATGGAACAAATGGAAGTAGTGGAACATCAGGTAGTAATGGAAGTAGTGGAACATCAGGTTCTAATGGAACAAATGGAAGTAGTGGAACATCAGGTAGTAATGGAAGTAGTGGGACAAGTGGTTCTAATGGTACAAATGGTTCGTCAGGTTCCGACGGTTCTTCAGGGACTAGTGGTTCTAATGGAACAAGTGGAACGAATGGTTCATCAGGAACTAATGGAAGTTCAGGAACAAGTGGTGATTCTTTATTTGCGTTAACTGGTTCAGTTTGGAATACAACTAATAATGTTGGTGTTACTGGTTCATTAAATGTTAGTGGTTCTACATTTATAACTGGTTCTGTTCAAGGAAATGTAAATGTTTTAACAATAAGTTCAAATACAGCTTCTTTAGATTTTTCAAGAGGAACGTTCTATACTTTACAATTAGTAGCAGGTTCAAATACATTTATTAATCCAACAAATATTAAAGCAGGAAATACGGTAACAATATTAGTTAATACAACAGGTTCGGCAACAGTATCTTTTCCAGGTTCAGTTAAACAACCAGCTGGTTCAATATATGTTCCAACTACAACAACAAGTGTTGATGTTTTATCTTTAGTATCTTATAATAACTCAACAATTTATTTAGCTTCAACTAAAAACTTTATTTAACATGTCTTTATTTAAAACATTTTTTAATAATATAGGTATTTGTACCAATTTTTATACTGGTTTTAATACCGTAGTTCAAAGAATTGCAACAGATAATTGGGGTAATTTAATATGTGGTTTAAATTTAAAACCATATAATACAGTAATAACACCTATATATAGTGGTGTCACATATACCAATCAAAAATATATTTTTAAATTATCACCTGAAGGAAAAGTTTTGGCTACTAATAGTGGTACACAAAATGAAGGTTCAATAGTAAATGGTTTAGTTTTTAATAGTACAAAATCACAATTTGTTTTAACAAGACATAGAGCAGGATATTTGAGTAATGATGTTGGAGTAGAAAGTTATAATAATACACAAAATGGTTTTAGTCGTTTAAGAAGTATTGGACAATTTGGTTGGCCTGGTGGTAATGTTGAAGATTATTTATGTAAATATTTAACTTTTCAATCTGATAATAAATTATTGATTTATGGAAATTTTTTACGTTTTAGTAATAATTCTACTGGAATTAGGAACCAAAATTCAATAGTAAGAATTAATCAAAACTTACAAGGAACAGATTTATCATTTAATACATATTTTCCTTCAGGTTGTACAATTAATATTGTAAGACAACAATCAAATGGAAAATTAATAGTAGGTGGTGATTTTAGATCATATAGTGGTGTTACATGTGGACCAATCATTAGATTAAACATAGATGGAAGTATAGATAATACTTTTAATTTAAATTTTAATTGGAGTTTACCATCTGATGCACAACCAAGAGGTATTACTGATATTGTAATTCAATCAGATGGTAAATTAATAGTTGGTACCGTTTATTCACCTACTGTTACAATTGACGGTTATACAGTTTCATATTTATTTAGATTAAATTCAGATGGAACATTAGATACTTCATACCCTTACAATTTATTAAATAATTATGTAATTAGATTATATAATAATAATACAAATGAAGTATATGTTGGTATATCAGTTGATTATCCTTCAACACAAACTTATAGTGGACAAACAATTAATGCATTATTTAGATTAAATTCAGATGGAACATTAGACACAACATTTAATACAGGTTTAGGATTTGATTATTCAAATTTATATGTATTACCAGTTAGTGCAGTATTTGATATGACATATAATAATGGAAAAATATTTAATGGTGGTGCTTATACAAAATATAATGATTATATAGCTGGAAATTTATCAGGTATAAATAATGATGGAAGTTTTGGTGAATGTAACCCAATTACAATATATCCAACCCCTACACCAACTCCAACTTTAACTCCAACTCCAACACCAACTGTAACTCCTACATCTACTCCAACTAAATTTGTTGGTAATATTGTTAAAGGAACAAATATATATGACCCTTGTGCTGTGGCTAGTCAAACATTTACTGTCACAGGAAGTATGGTTAATTTTTGTGATAATACACAACTATATGGTAGTTGGATTAGTGGAAGTAATTATGTTAAAACTTCAATTGGTAGTTCAACATATTTGACTGTATCATCACCATCTACAGGAACAGGAGTTGGTACTGTTATACAGGGATGTACATCTTGTCCAACAACACCACCATCAGGAGCAATAACATACACTACAACAAGTGGTGTATATCCAGTTACAGGTTCAGGTATTTCTGCACAAATACAAATATATAATAATACAAGTCAATCTGTTTTTTTATGGGGTCATTTTAATAGTGGTGGAGCATCAAGTGGAAGTATTTCTGGAAGCAATACATTAAATTATTTACAATTTAATCCTACCCTAATGAATACATTACGTTTTAATCAAACTGTAAGTGGTTCATTACAAGATTTTTATAGTTTAACTTCAGTAACAATATCAGCAAATAATAGTGGTTCAATGACTATTAATAAAAATGATGGCATATTAAATCAAAGTAGTTTAGGTGTAAGTTATTCATTTGCACCTGATAGTAGAAATACAAAATTCAATTTAGGAGATATTCCAGTACCAATAACACCTACTCCAACTCCAACACCAACTCCAACGAGTACACCATCATCATTGAGTTATTCAAATACGAGATTTTTCTTTGGTAATACTACAAGTGCATGTTGTATAGCAGTAAATTCACCAGGTTATTACGTTCCAAATAGTGGTGATCCAATATTGGGGGTTCCTCAATATATTTATCAAGATGCAGCAGGAACAATACCATTCTCTTTTTCATATGTAAATGATAATGTAATTGGTCTTCCATCAGCAACGTATAATTATAATAGTTCAACAGGACAAGTTGGTTCATATGTAACCTCTTGTTTATAAAAAATAAAATATGAGTAGAAAATATATAGCACAGGTTGATAGTTTGGATTTTGTTTATCCAAATAACTTTACAGCCGAATACGATTTAGAAATTGTACACGATATAAACAATAATTGTGTATCAGGAGTTACAACTGTTTTCAGTGCAACAACAATAAATTCAACAGGAATTACCTTTAATATACAGGGAAGTTGGTCATTAAATGGTGCGGAACCTTACATCAATATTAATGGTGGATTTTTGAGTCTTGCATCTATTCACATGATGGGACCAACTCAATCATATTATAGACCATGGAGATTAGTTGATAATATTAGTTCAACAGGATTAACAAACACAAATGTATCATTTAATGAAAATTTTACAGTATTACCATCTTATTTAGGACTTACAGGTTTTACAAGTGGTACGTATTATTTTGAGGTTAGAATGATTGGAAAGAAATGTGTATATCCAATATGTGTTATATTACCAATTACGGTAATAGCACCAACCCCAACTCCTACACCAACTAATACTCCAACTGTAACACCAACACCCACAGCAACGTCAGGATTAACTCCAACTCCTACAGCGACAGGAACACCAACACCAACTCCTACTCCAACATCAGGAGTAACGTATGATTATTATACAGCAGATGTATTTGCTTGTACGAATTGTGCAGAGTCAATTGATACTATATTAGTAGCGTTTGTTGCAGGTTCGTCAGTAACATTAAATAGATTTTATATACCTAATGGTGGACCTGATGGTAATTCATATAGGGTTGTAGCATCAGCAAGTCCAGGTATAGCATTTATATTAACAACATCATACGGTTCATTCACAACATGTGCATTGGCGTGTGTAGTTTAAAATTAAAATTAGAATATGAAGATAGAAATATATAAAAATAAAAAGAAATTAAACAAAATAAAAAAAGTTAAATTATTTAAACCCAATATCATTGAGGTAGATTTTAGTTCAATAAAAGAACTAAAAGGAAATAAATTAATATTAGATAGTGTGTTTCAAAATTTAAAAAAAGAATGTCATGGCTAAAAAAATAGAAATAGAGGTTGATGTAACGGGTAATATTGTTGAAAGTAGTAAGAACTTAAGAGCATTAAAACAACAACTAAAAGAATTACCTGCTGGTACTTCCGAGTGGAGTAAGATTAAAAACCAAATCAGGGATATTGAAGATAGTCTTGAATCTGCAGGACAAGCGAGTGAGGACTTTAAAGGTTTACTTGAAAATGCACCAGGTCCTTTAGGTATGTTAGGTGGAGCTATTAAAAAAGTAGAACTTGCTACCAAATCATGGGGAGCAGCATTTAATGCTATTGGTATTGGATTATTAGTTTCATTGATTGGTGGGTTAGTTGCAGCATTCTCTCAAACAGAAGGTTCATTAAAGAAATTGGAACCATTGATGATTGGATTAGAAAAGATTTTTGGTGGAATACTTGAAGTAATACAACCAATTTTAGATACATTTTTAGATTTAGCACTTAAAGCTCTACCATATGTAACTTCAGGTATTGGTAAATTATATTCAGGATTTGTTGCATTCTTTACTTTAATAAAAGAAGCAGGAACTGGTGTTGGTAAAATCCTTAAAGGTATATTCACTTTGGATACAGATAGTATTACATCAGGGTATGAACAAATCAAAGGTAGTTTAGGTAAAACAGTTGACGCATATAATGAAGGTATTAATAGATTTGAGGCTGGTACAAAGAAATTGACCAAAACACAGAAAGAAAATGCGAAGAATAGTAAGGAGATTGCAGATAAAGCACTTGCTGATAGGTTAAAGAATATGGAAACTAACGACAAGTTGGACCTATCAGAATTAGAAAAACAAAAACAATTAGCACTTTTAGAGGCATTTAATGATGAGCAGAGGTTAGCTGTGGAACAAAAGTTCTATGAAAAATCATATGAATTAAGAAAAAAAGATTTATTAGATAAACAAAAGTTATATGGGGAAGAAACAAATGAGTATAAAGAACTTCAAACTCAATTAAATACATTAGATTCTGAACGTATTGCTAAAACAAAAGAATTTAAAGATAAGGATAAAGACATTAGAGATAAGAATGCAAAAGAAATTACTGATTTTGAAATTAAATTAGCTGCAGATTTACAAAAAATTGAAGATAAGAAGAAAGAAGATAAGTTAAAACAAGATATAATTGATAAGGGTAATCGAGACACAAAGTTCCAAAGTGACATGTTATTTTACAGAAATGACTTGGATATGCAACGTCAATTACTTGAACAAAAGAAAATTGCTGATGAAAAATATTATAAAGAACAATTAGCTGCTGCAGGTTTAACAGCAGAAGCAATACAACAATTGAATGAAAAGAAACTTGCTGATGAAACAAACTATATTAACTCATCAATTCAATTAGAACAATCAAGAGTAGCTATTAAACAAAAAGCGTTAGATGATATTATATCCATTGCTGGTGCTGAAAGTGATATTGGTCGTATCGCATTAGTAGCTAAACAAATCTTATTAGCAAAGGAATTAGCAATGGAAGTTTCAAGAACTATAACTTTTGGTAATGTGGCACTTGCTAATGCTACGGTTGACATAACAGCAGGTGCAGCAAAAACGGCGAAGGTTGGTTTCCCACAAAATATACCTTTATTAATTGGATATGCGGCACAAGCGGTAGGTATTATATCTGCAATTAAATCAGCTGTAAGTGCAGCAAAAGGAGCAACATCAGGAGCATCAGTAGGTTCAGCACCGGCAACACCTAATATGGGTAGAAACTATGAGAAGGGTGGATTATTAAATGGACCAAGACATGCACAGGGTGGAATGATGATTGAAGCGGAGGGTGGTGAAGCGATAATGACAAGAGGAGCTGTTACAATGTTTAATCCACTTCTTTCAATGATGAATCAAATGGGTGGTGGTGTTGCATTTACTAAAGGTGCAACAGGACAAGCTTCTTATGATAGTCCGAAAACATCAGAAATAATAACACAACCACAAATAATAAAAACATATGTTGTTTCAAGTGATATGACAAATGAACAACAAAGACAAGCAAGATTAAAGGATTTAAGTACCCTATAAAATTACATATATTTAATACTATGATAAAGAAAGAAAAAATATTTGAATTAAAGATTCAAGAAGACGACGAAATTTCAGGAATAGATTCTATTAGTTTAGTTGATGAACCAGCAATAATGGTCAACTGGATAGCTTTTAAAAAGGAATTACAAGAAGATTTTCATATTCCCGATAATGAGGATGAAACCTATTTGGGTAAATTATTATCAAAAGGACAACCTGAACAAGAATTATTGGATGAGGGTTGGGAAATAGATAGAATTGAAAGTGTTAAAGAAAACTTTGCAACAACTCCAAACGATGAGTCATATCAAGATAATTCATTTTATAGAGTTAGATATAAGTACGCTTTAAATAGTAATATTAAACAATCAGCAATTATTCCAACAACTCGTCAATTTTGTAGACAATTAATTCAAAAGAATTTTGTATGGAGAATAGAGGAAGTAGAGAATGAACTTAATTCATTTGGTCAATCAGCACAATTTTGGAGAGGTGGTTATAATTGTCGTCATGAATGGTTTAGAATATTCTATAAAAAGACAGGTGATATTACAAATAAGTCATCGGTTAATAGAAATAAAATCACTGGTGGTGGATTCCCTGTTGAATTAAGTCCTGAATGGTTACAACCAAATACAGTTACAGATAAGACAATGAACAATCCATCTCCATCTACAATAAAGAATTTGGGTTTATCTAAAGAATCATTAGCTGAAGTAGGACCAAGAGGTGGAATTAAAGAATCAGATAAGGCACCAAAATCAGATACACCAAACAAAAACCCACAGGGTGAAGGTTCAGCTAAAGGTGATGCATCAGGTAAAAGTGCTAAAGTATCTGCAGAACAAGAAAAAACTTTACAGAATAAGGTTGACGAGTTTAACGAAAAAGAAAGTAATACCAAGAATGGTAGAGCAACTTTAGGACAACTTAAATCCGTATTCCAACGTGGATTAGGAGCCTTTAATACATCACATTCACCTTTAGTTAAATCAGCAGAACAATGGGCTTATGCTCGTGTCAATGCTTATCTATATCTATTAAAGAATGGTAGACCAGAAAATCCTAAATACAATACTGATTATGATTTGTTACCGAAGGACCATCCTAAAGCTGACATGTCAAAAGAAAATATGGAAATTACACCTAACCCTTGTTGGGAAGGATATGAACCAATTGGTTTAAATGATGATGGTAGTCCAAGATGTGTTCCAATTAAAGAAAATATGGAAAGTGTTTCTGATTATCCTGATAGTGTTAAGAACAACGCAAAAGCGGTATTGAAATGGGTTGATGAAAATGGATGGGGAAGTTGTGGAACTGAAGTTGGTAAGATTAGAGCTAATCAACTTGCTAATGGTGAACCTATTAGTGAAGATACAGTTAGAAGAATGTATAGTTATTTATCACGTCATAAAGTAGATTTAGAAAAAAGTAAAAGTTATGATGATGGATGTGGTAAATTAATGTATGATAGTTGGGGAGGTTTATCCGCTTTAAGTTGGGCTGAAAGTAAAGTTAATACATTCAATAAACAAAAGTTTTTAGAAAGTTGTCCTGATGCTACACAAGATGTTGAAACAAATTTAGAGAATAGACAAGAATGTATTGATGTTGCAAATTATGGTCCATTGAATCCAAATGAACCAAATGAGGAATATTGGAAGAAGAAAGCAGATATGTTTGGTGGTGATTTACCTTCAGCAAAAAAGGCTTTATGTGGTAATTGTGCGTTCTTCGTTCAAACAAAAAGTATGTTGGATTGTATTGCTAATGGTATTAACGATACAAATGAGTGGGATACAATAGACGCAGGTGATTTGGGTTATTGTGAAGCGTTTGATTTTAAGTGTGCTGCGTCAAGAACATGTGATGCTTGGGTTGTTGGTGGACCAATAACTGAAGAAGATATGGGTTATGATGTGGGTGGATTACCTGCTTATGTAGATCAATTACCAAAAAAGAAGAAAAAGAAATATGATAATGAAGATATGTCTAATCAACACTTCGCTACAGACAGTGAGAAACATATTGTACTTGGACCAGCAATGATACCTGACCAAAAGATATTCCGTAAGGATGCTTTAGGTAATCCTTATTATGTTTATTTCACTTCTGAAACTATCAAGATGATTGCTGAAAAGTATATGAGAAACAAATATACTGACAACAATGACACGATGCATGATGGTAAAGCTATCAAGGATATACATGTATTAGAATCTTGGATTAAAGAAGATGTTCAAGATAAGTCAAGTAAATACGGATTTGAAAATCTACCTGTTGGAACTTGGTTTGTAAGTATGAAAGTAAATAATCCCAAGATTTGGGAGGAAGTTAAATCAGGGAAACTCAATGGATTTAGTGTTTCAGGGTTCTTTGAAGAGGTTGCAGCGTTCACAAAAGAGGAGATGTTCCTTTATAAAGTAGCAGAAGTATTAAAGAATATTAAAGATTAATGAGAAAAACCACTTATATATATATTTATAGGTAGGAAATAATAAAAACAAATAAAAAACGATTATGTCTAATTCAAAAAGTGCAATTAAAGAAATTAAAAATCTTATGGTACAGTTTGGTTTCTTAAAGAATGACGAAGGTCAATTATTATCTTTCAAATTAGAAGACAATACTATCCTTAATACTGAAAAGTTAGAGGTTGGTTCTAAAATCTACAAAATTAACGAAACATTTGAGCAAGTTAGTTTAGAAGATGGGTCTTACAAATTAAAAGAAAATTTTGACATTGAAGTTATTGATGGAGAAATTAAATCTGTAAAAGAGATTTTTGTTGATGCAAAATTGGTTGATGGTACAGTAGTTAAAGTTTCTGGTGATGGTTTAGTTGAAGGTGCTAAAGTAGTTGTAGTTACAGCTGATGCGGAAATACCCGCTCCAGATGGTGTACATGAACTTGAGGACGGAACTAAATTAGAAACTAAAGACGGAGTTATTGTAAGAATTGAAGAAGTTCTAAATGAAATGGAAGACGGAGTAAAATCATTAGAAGAACCTGCAATCGACAAACCAATGGAAATGTCAAAAGAAATGATGGAATTATTAAAAGAGTTTATCTCTAAAATGGGAGAGAAAGTTTCTAAAATGGAACAATCTTATTCTTCATTACAGGATGAATTTAATTCATTCAAAAAACAACCAGCTGGTAAGAAATTATCTGATGGTAAAACAGAAGTGTTTACTAAAGAAAATGATGATGTATTGTCTGCACGTATTGCAGCTCTTAAATCATTAAAAAATAAATAAAAAAATTAAAAAAATATTACAAAATGAGTAATTTAAAAAATCAAAAATTTTCGTATGACGTATCTACCATTGGTGGTTATTCTGACCAAGTAGGTGGTGAATTGTTAGCGAAAGCACTTATCGGTGGAACTACAGCTTCTATCGTAAATGTACGTACAGGTATTAAAGGTACACAAGCTTTAAACTTATTGGATTCAACTCCAGTATTCCAAGCAGGTAACTGTTCTTTAAACCCATCAGGTACAACAACTTTTACACAACATTCAATCACAACATGTCCTGAGACCCTATATGAAACTTTGTGCTACAAGGACTTGTTCGCGACATATCAGTCTATGTTGATGAAAGCAGGTCAAACACAAGAAACTGTTCCATTTGAACAAATGATCATGGATTTGAAAAGAAAGCAAATTGAACAACGTGTTGAAACAAAATTATGGCAAGCTCGTACCGTATCAGGTGACTGTTTTAACGGTTTCGCTTTCTTAATTTCTCAAAACACTGGTAACACATTTGCAGCAGCAGTAGCTTCTTCAAGTGGTACAACTTTCTCAAGTTCAGCATCATATGGTACTTCAGGTAACCCCATAACAGAAATAGATCAGCTAATCAACGTATTAGATGCAAACGCTTTAGTTCGTGAAGATTTAGTAGTATTCCTTTCTTATTCTAACTTCCGTTTATATGTACAAGCTTTAACAAGAGCTAACTTCTTCACTAATTACATTGGTGGTACAGATGTTACTTCTAACATGAGTGCAATACATCCAAACACAAATATTAAAGTCGTTCCTACATTAGGTTTGAACGGTTCTAATCAAGTGGTAATTGGACCAGCTGAATATATGGTATATGGTGTAGATTTGTTATCAGACGAGACTTTAAGAGCTTGGTATTCAATTGACTTTGATAGAATTGGTCTACGTGCAAACTATAACTATGGTGCAACTATTGCTACTTTTGGAAGTACAAAGTATTTTGCAACTAACGGTTTAGCTTAATCTTATAAAGAACATTAAGGGGTGAAAGTCCCCTTTTTTAAAAAAAAAAATAAATAAGGGGTACAGCCCCGAATTATACAATATGAGTTGTTATATATCTTCAGGTATCCAATTAGGTTGTTCAGATGGTATAGGTGGTATTAAGAAAATTTACATCGTTGGTGGTGGTGGTTCTGTTACAGGACTTACTTACAATGGCGACGGTGCAATTACTGGTGCTACTTCTTCTTCAGGAACTACTTTATATGGATTTGAATTAAAAAGAAATACATCTTCATTGTCTCAAAATACTACAAAGAGTTTTGAAAATGGTACTATATTTTTTGAACAAGTTTTAACGGCTGTGTTCTTCAAGTATGACCAAGACAAGAGAAACCAATTAAAAATATTAAGTCAAAATGACCAAATACAAATAATTGGTATTGATCAAAATGATGTACAGTATTACTTGGGTCAAACAAATGGTATGTATTTAAGTGGTGGTTCTGCTGCTACTGGTACTGCTTATGGTGATAGAAATGGATTTGAGATGATTTTCACAGGTCAAGAACCTCAACCAGCTAACACTATCGATGGTCCATTGGCTTCTGTATTTTCAGGTGCACAAATTGACGGGTAATTGAATGTTCGTCCTATTGGACAATTTCTATATCTTCTAATGAAAAGAGAGGCTTTACGCCTCTTTTTTTGTGTTTATCCTGTTCAACTTGACTTTTTCTATATTTATAGGTATAGATATATATTATTATGCTTTATTTGAATAAAGGTCAGGAAAATACATTGGTGTTAAATATCAATAATAATTCAAGGGATACATTTACAGGTTATACTTTAGTTTTTACTCATATAATGAGTAAGGAGGTTAAATCATATAGTATTCAAACAAATGACCCAAATGAATTTTTTGAGAATATTAGATATTGTACTATCACTTTAGATTTTACAATTGATGATTTAAACTACGAGGGACAGTACCAACTTAATATATATGGTCAACCAAATAATCAATTGGTTTTTATTGGTATGGTTGTTCTTGAAGGAACAGCTGAAGCTAATCCATTTACAGAATATATTTCTCCAAATGAAACTAATGAAAATTATATATACATACAAGAATAATTATGAGTGATTTAAAAAAATTTGAATTAAAGAAAATAGATTTTGCACAGGCTTCATTACCTGTATTTTCAGAAGTAGTTCAACGAGTACCTTGGGTATTTTATGGTTTGGATAATCTATTACCACAATACTTTATAAGATTATACGATAACTGTGCAATTCATAAAGCTGTTATTACATCAAAAGTAAATCAAATCATGGGTGATGGTATTGTTTCTTTAAACAATCCAATGGCTACAGTTAATTTAATTAATGATAGTGAGAATATTTCTGATGTAATGAGAAAATGTGCTTTAGATTATATGATTTTTGGGGGATTTTGTTTAAATGTTATATGGGCAAAAGATAGAAAAACTATTGCTGAAATATATCACGTGGATTTTTCTCGTATTAGAAGTGGTAAATTGAATGAAGATGATAAGATTGATTGTTATTATTACTCACCTGATTGGTCTAATGTAAGAAAATATCAACCAGAAGAAATTAAAAGATTTTCTCAAGAAGAAAAAGAACCATCTCAATTATTATATTTTAAGAATTACATGCCTTCAATGACTTATTATGCTGTACCTGATTGGTCAGCAGGTCAAAGAGCAATTGAGATTAATATAGAGGCTCTTAATTACCATATGAACAATCTTCGTAAGGGTATGAATCCAAGTTTATGGATTAACTATAACAATGGTATTCCTGGTGAAGAAGAACAACGTATTATCGTTCGTGCATTAGAATCACAATATAGTGGTACAGATAATGCAGGACAAGCAATTATATCATTCAATGAATCTAAAGAACAATCTCCTGAAATTACACAAATACCTCGTGACGACCACGACAGTTACTATCAAACACTTAACGATGATATTACTCGTAATATATTATCTTCACATAGAGTTTCAAGTGCGGAGTTATTCGGTATTGCAACAGCAGGTAAATTGGGTGGTTCTGATGAAATAGTACAACACAGTGAATATTTCCGTAAGATGGTAATTCAACCATATCAGGAACAAATGTTACCTGTGTTTAATAAATTATTATCATTGAAATTTGAAAAACCAACTACATTGGAAGTTAAACCATTATCGTTATTCTTAACGGGTGATGTTCAAGAACAACCAGTAGTAGATGATAAACCTATAACTCCAACACAAATATAACATGGGTGTATTATTAATTTCTGAAGTTAAATTAAAAAACTTCACCAACATCAATAAAAATGTAGACATGGACGTTCTTAAAGCGGAAGTTCAAGTTGCACAAGATATTGATTTACAAACAATATTAGGATCAAAATTCTATAATGAATTATTATCAAAGGTAGGTTCAACAGGTAATACATTTAATGCTGATGAATTGATTTTAGTTAATGAATATATTCAACCATATCTTATTCAGACAGCTTATTTCAATGCTATACCACATCTAATGTACAGAACATTAAACCGTGGAATCCAAGAAGGTAATAATGAGTTTGGTGCTCCTGTTGAAATTGAGACAATGAAATATTTACGTTCACTACAAAAACAACGTGCTGATTTTTATTCTCAAAGATTAATTGATTATCTATTAACAGGTCGTGGTCAAAACAAATTCCCATCATACAACAACGCATCTACTATTGATGGTATGGTTCCTGATAGAGTACAAAAATACAATAACGGAATATTCTTAAGACATTCAACTCGTAAGGGTTGGAACTTTAATGAAATAACAAACTTAAATAACGGTGGTGGATACATGCAACCTTATTCAGAACAAGGTGCTAATTGGTGGAACTGCCCCGATTGTTTCTAATATATGAAAGACATACTATTACAAATATTTCTTGCAGCAGGAACATCCATCATTGGATATATTGTTGGTTATAGAAAACAAAATGTTGATTTACAATCAAGTAGATTGGATAGTTTAGAAAAATCTATCAATGTTTATAATCTAATTATAGATGATATGGCGAAGAAGATTGAAACTCTAACCACAGAAGTTGCTGGACTTGAAAAAAGAATAGAGGAATTGATGACAGAGAATAAACAACTTAAAAATAAAAGTACAATATAATATGAATATTCATGACCTACAACGAATTAGAATGGAACTATCTAAACAGATTGAACCACCAATGGTACCCGCATTAGTAGTAGACGAGAAATTCATTATTCCTTTACCCGAAAGTGGTGAGGATGAACAAACTTACATCAGTAGGTGTGTATCATCAATTACAGACGAATACGGACAGGAACAGGCGTTGGGTATATGTTATTCTACTTGGGAGAAGAAGTAGTCTTAAATCGTCTTAAAATTAATTATATACAGGGTTCCATATGGAACCTTTTTTTATTAAAAAACCCCCGTAGTAGAAACCACAGGGGAGTTATGAACAAACATCAATACGAAACATATTAAAAGATGGGGGAAGGATAATCAATATACAAATGGCAATAAGTAATAAAACTATAAATCCACCCCCATCGTATTATAAATATAAGAAAAAGAATTTGAATTACCAAATTATTTATTTATTTTTTCAAGTAGATTTTCTATAACTTTTATTGTTGTAACTTCTTGAGTAACTTCATATCCATCAGGTATTTTATCAAGTTCTTGTTGTATAGCTGAATGTAAAGTTTTTAATGTGTAGTTGACTACAGCCAATTCGTCTTCTGTGAACTTTTCCATATTACTTATTTAATAAATATTTTTTAATTATATCCATATCTTCTTCCGATACTATCATTTCTACACTTTCATCAATTGGTTTGGTAATAACACCACGGATGGTTTCTTGTTTTTTAAATTCTTTTTCAATAATAGTTGAGATAATTTTAATTAACTTTTCTGGTGATAGAGATAATACAAGTTCATTTTTCATAGGTATAACTATTATATTACCTGTTAGAGGGTCTTCAATTGAAAAGGTAGTCATTGTTTTATCTTCTTCAAACATAACTTCTTGTAGTTTTTTCATTTTATTTATTTTTACGTTTAATAATCCAAGCATCCAAATCCTTTAATCGTTTCTTCAAATCATCAGTTTGATTATGAAGACAACATTGAACAAACACTTCCGTTACTGACCACAATTCCATTGGTGTTGGAACGATTCCGTGATGTGTTAGAAATTCCAAAGCAAGTTTGGATTGAGATTGTTGCATAATGCTAACTTCTCTTGAGTAAAATTCAGGACAATTTCCCATTATAATTTATATTTAGTTGTTAAAAATACTACTTGTTCTGTAAGTTGGTCAATCATATTACCAATATCAATTGAACCATCTTCATCTAATACCAAATCTACTTTAATTGAATCTGGTAAGTTTTTTCTTATTGTTATAATTACATCAACATTCTCATCAGCTAATGTGTACATTGTAACCATACGATTGGTTGATGCTCTTGTTGTACCAACTTCTCTTATACATTTATTCTTTGGGTGTTTAAGAGTGTCTATTGACCTTCTTAATGAACTTTCTTTAATCTCATATCCGTAATCATTAGATAGTAATAAAGCGTCTTCAGCGGTTAATGTACCATATGTTTTAAATAAAAAATAAAGAATATAATCTTGTGTCTTACACATCTTTATATCTTTAATGATTTGTTCTCTTGGAGCGTCTACCGTCTTCCAATAAGTTTGGATTCTAATTGCCATAGTATATTGTTTTATATTAATAAATATACGAAACTTTTGGAAAGTATAAAAATATTTATAGATATACTTTTCCACATTTATTTTTAAAATAGTTTATAAATAATTTGTCTTTTTGAATATTATTTGGTATTTATTATGTATAGAGGTTGAGAAGACCTATAAAAAATCCACTTGAATCTATTTTTAATAGAAGAATATCAAGCACTATTTCTATGCCCCTTTATGGGGGGGACTAGGGGGGGTGTTACTAGTATAACCTGTTGAGTTAATTGTTAAAGAAAAAAAGTAAAAGAAAAGAGTCCAGTATTACTGGAAGAAACTTGTTGAACTATTTGTATAATTAAATAATTTTATTTATATTTATATACATATATATTTATTATGACTAGAGAAAAGAAAGGCTGGACTTGGAGAGATAAAGAGCTATCGTTGAAGGAATTTTATAATCTACCTTCAACCGTAAGGAATGAATATATTTCCATGTTAGAAAAACTATCCTCAACAGAAAGAAGTACTGGTGATGAAATAATCCTCAATCAGTATTCAAAAGTAATTACGCAAACTAAACAATTCTTATCACTTGATGATATAGATTAGATAGTTTATATTTAATTATTATCATACCTGGTAATAAACTCCTGACCTGGTATCCTAATTAAAACTTGGGTATCAGGTCTTTTTAATTTATTGAAGTATTTATATGAAGATATGTTCCAAGTGCAATGTTAGTCAAGATGAAAAAGAATATTACACCTACTATCATTCAACACATAAAAAGTTTTATACTAGACATATTTGTTTTACTTGTTTAAGAAAGCAATCAAAACAATATAAACTCAAATTAAAAGAACAAAAAAAATTATTGGAACAAATACCTCAACAAGAAGAAATAATCCAACCAGTGGTCCAAGAATTAGAAATAAAAGTACTGGAAGGTCAACGTAGATGTACGAATTGTAAGAAGGTTAAAGATATTAAGACAGAGTTTTACGTAAAAAGACACCAATGTATTAGTTGTGTAAGAGAATATGAATTAACAATCAGAAGAAAGAAAGATGAACAGTATAAAATGGAAAATGGTGGTTCTGAAAGGGTTCCACAAAAACCAAATAATTATGCTGATGAATATCAAAAAGGACAGGTAACAGAATTTCTAACGTTACTTGGTTGGAAATTTAATTCAAATGGTGTATGGAGCAAGGAAGGGTTTAAAACAAAAGATAAGGTATGGGAAAAACCAATTAATAAATTTAAAAAGATTGCAACCAAAAATCAAAATGGTAATGAAAGGTCACCAGTATATCATAAAAGGTTAGAGTTAATTGAATTAAAACAAAATGGAATGACTTATCAAAAGATTGCAGATATTTATGATATATCACCAGCAACGGTAATGAGAATAATACGAGACGATTATGCGAAATAAGAATGAACATATTGAACTTGGGTTTATAGACATACCTACATCTTACCCAACATTTACAGTTAAACAAAAGCAGGCTGTATGTAATGAAATAATTGATTTATTATTAACAGATATAGATAAACATTTAGACCCAACCATAAACAGAATTAGTTTCCTTGATGAAGTATTGGAAAGTAGTTTGATGAGCAATGAACAACAGGAAGAATATATTGTATGTCAAGTCCTGTTTGATTGTAGAAAATACTTAAATATTGAATAAAGAAGTTGAGTTGTACATAATGAAGAACTATTACAAGTTGTTAAAGATAGCTCACAAATATACTGACAACGATGATTGGGCATCAGAATTGTTACATGAGGTCATTCTTCAGTTGTATGATAAAAAAGAAATAAATGTTAATCTTGATGATGAGTCAATTAAAGCTTATATTATTCGTATCATAATGGTCAATTGGTGTTATCCTTCAAGTCCTTTTTATAAGAAATATAAGAAGGAAAATTTCACCCACATTGAATTGAATGATGCAATTCAAATGATAAGAAATGAAACCGAAATGGATGACCACAGGTTCATGGATATAATGGAAGAACAATTCGGGGAGGTGAACTGGTTCAATAAAGTAATATTTGAGAAGTACATGTTATTAGGTTCATTAAAGAAAGTAGCAATAGATACAAAAATATCATTACCATCAATAGGAAGATATATAAAGGAAACAAGAACACAAGTTAAATTAAGTACATTTAAAAGATATAACAATGAGTAGTACAGCAACAAGAAGATTTAAAAGAAAGGTTGAAAGGGATAAGAAGAAGGGTAAAGCGATGACTTATACCAATCCTTACGGAGAAACAGAATTAAATATACCTTCAAGAGAAGAAGTAGAGGAATATATATCCAATAAAACAAAAGAGTTAAGGATGACAGACCCATTTGATAATTTGGATGAGTTTTTTATTAACCCTGTAACACCAGTAATTAAAAGGTCAAATTATCCTGACACACCCGATGGACAATTGGCTTATGAATTAACATCGTGGAATAAAACTAAAAATTAATATGAATAAAGAACTAAAAGATAAAATTGATAGTTTAAAATCAGATGGTAAGAAGAAGAAAGGTTGTACATCTTGTAAGAAGAAGAAAGAACCATTGACATTCCTACCTGATTTAGTTGATGAGGAAATGTTTATACCAAGTCCAAACGATATTCTACTTGCATATGTGGAACTTGGTAATAGGGTAGAAGATAAGAAAGAATTTATTAATAAGGTATATAGTTTTCTATTTAACGAGGAGTTTGATTTTAATTGTCCAAGTTGTGTATCTATTCAATCAAGAAAGTTAAAGAACTATATAAACGATAAACTAAATATAAAAGTAACGTAATGGCAAAAGTAGGAAGAAAAACAGACGAGTTGGAATTTGAATCAGTAATGTCACGAGTATTTGAGATGATGTTATATGATCATTTATCATATAGAGAATTTGCATCAACCGCATCAAAAGAGTTTAAGGTATCCGAAAGACAGGCGGAAAGGTTATGGAAAGAAGCAAGAGAAAGATTAAAAGAAAGATACCAACAGAATCAAGAAGAGATATTGGAAAATCATCTTAACCAACTATATGACTTACTTAAGAGATGTAGAGATGACAATAACAAGAGGACTGAACGTGAGGTATTGGCGGACATTGCTAAAATCCATTCCTTGGAGGGTACGAGGAAGATAGACATAACTTCTAATGGAAATGAGATAAACCTTAACATCGTATTAGACAGGGATTAAACACCCTTAAAATGTCGTTTTTGACTATGGTATGATAGAAATTAATAATATATACAATGAGGATTGTTTAGAAACAATGTCCCGAATGGAAGATGGAATGATAGATTTGATTTGTACCAGTCCTCCTTATGACAACATGAGGAGATACGGTAAAGATAAAACAGACCATAAAAGATTAAAAAGTGGAATGTCTTTTGATTTTGAATCAATAGCAAAAGAAATGACAAGGGTCCTAAAACCTGGTGGAGTTATTATGTGGAATGTCCAAGACCAAACTATTAATAAAAGTAGAACAGGTAGTTCAATGAGACAGGCGTTATACTTTTTGGATGAATGTGAACTTAACTTTTGGGACCATTTGATTTGGTATAAGACAGGAACACCATTTCCATCACCACATAGATATAGAAGTGTATGGGAGAACATGTTTATATTCTCAAAAGGAAAACCAAATACATTCAATCCAATATTAAAAAAGAATAAAACTGCAGGTCAGGTTAGAAACTCAAGAAAATTTAGAAACTATCAAGGAGATTTTGTGGATGCGTTTCAAGGTGTACCGATTAGAGAATATGGTAATGAAGATAATGTATGGTATATAGCAAATGGTGCAAACAAATCATATAAGAATAAATTAAGTGTTAATCATCCTGCGGTCATGACTGATGAAATAGCACGACGACATATTCAAACTTGGACTAATGAAATGGACATTGTATATGATCCCTTCCTTGGAGCATCCACTACGACAAGAATATCAAAAGAAATGAATAGACAGTGGATAGGATCCGAAATACATACACCATATTATGAATTATCAAAACAAATTATGGGTATATGATAAAGATTAATTCAGCACACTTTAGAACTAAAGACAAGGACGAATATTATACCCCATCAATATTGGTGGAACCAATCCTTCAATATATAAAACCGAATAGTATTGTGTGGTGTCCATTTGATAAATTTGAAAGTGAGTTTGTACAACAAATAACCAAACAGGGTCATAAAGTTATTTACGGACACATAGAAGAGGGTTATGACTTTTTTGAATATGAACCTCCATACTATGACTATGTCATCTCTAATCCACCCTTTACCCGTAAGTTAGAAGTGTTAGATAGATTATATAAATTGGGTAAACCCTTTGCAATGATATTGGGTCTACCAATATTAAATTACCAAGAGGTAGGTCAATTCTTTTTGGATAAGGACTTACAATTATTAATAGTAGATAAGAAAGTTTCATTTGATGGGAACACATCATCATTTAATAACTCTTACTTCTGTTCTAAATTCTTACCAAGGGATTTAATGTTTCATCACTTGGAACATAATAACTCTAATAAGAATTATAAACCATCATCATTATATGCCTGACATTAAACTAACCAAGAGACAGACAATTGCATGGGATTATCTTATGGATAATACAACCAATGAACTGGTCTTCGGTGGTTCAGCAGGAGGTGGAAAGAGTATGTTAGCGTCATTATGGTTAATGACGATGTGTTTAAAGTACAAGGGGATACGAACTTTACTTGGACGTACAACTTTATCATCTCTAAAACAAACGTCTCTAAACACCTTATTTGAGGTTTTAAAGATGAGTGGTATGGAAGCAGATAAACATTACACATACAATGGTCAGTCCAATACAATTACATTTTATAATGGTTCAGAGATTATCCTAAAGGATTTGGAATCAAAACCAAGTGATCCTAATTTTGACAGTTTAGCGGGAATTGAGATAACGTGTGCCGTGATTGAGGAAGCTTCACAGGTTACAAGGATGGCTTACAACATTGTTAAGTCTCGTTTAAGATTTAAATTGAATGAGTTTAATTTGATTGGTAAGATA